ACCAGGTTGTCACGCCGGGTCTCAAGTCGCAGTGGATCGCGCAGGTTAAACAGACGCAGGGCTCTTTGCTGTCGCAGACGGATTGGGCGTATATCCGCTTGCAGGACACCGGCACGGCTGTTCCCGCAGACATCCAGCAGTACCGCAACGAAGTGCGCTTGGCAGCGTCGGCCATTGAAGATCAGATCAGCCAGTGTGCCGATCTCGATGCTTTCAAGGCTCTCTTTGTCGTCCCGACAGATGCCAACGGCGACCCGACCGGCAACGCTCCGATTAACAACTGGCCCGACCCGATCTGATGCGTAAGCTACTTTTAGCTTTATTTGCTTTGTCTTTTGTGGTATACTATACAAGTAAAGATACAAAAGCAGAAGATAACGGCTTATTCTGTCTTCCCCTAGAAGACGCTATAAATCTTAATAAGCAAAACAAGCAACAGTTGGTCTTTTCTGGAATCAACCTGAACAACCAACCGTTTGAACTGTGGGCTTCCAAAGAAAGCTACACTCTAATAGTCCTTCTCCCCGATGGAAAAGCGTGCTCGTCATTTAACCTGATGGGTTACACGCTAGATAACAATATAGGTAAACCGTTATGACCGTTGAATCGGCTACATATATCAGCCAGCTAAACGCCGCGAACCCTTCGGCCAGCGATAACATCAACGAGGGAGACGACCACCTTCGCTTGATTAAGAACGTACTGAAGACACAGTTTCCGAACATCGGCGCTTCAGCGGTAAACCCCACGGCTACGCAGTTTAACAAACTTGGTTTTGAAACAGGCGCGGTTATCATGTTTGCGTCTAACACCGCGCCCACGACGCAGACCATCAGCGGCATCAACGACTGGCTCCTCTGCGATGGTACCGACTATAGCACAACGACCTACGCTACTCTCTACGGCGTCATCGGTACCACCTTTGGCACCAATGGTTCCAACTTCAAAGTACCCGACTATCGTACCTATTTGCCGGTAGGTGTCGGTTCTGGTTTTGTTCTCGGCACGGCCCAAAGTGCGGTGGCTGCAACTGGGACGGACGTTGTTAAGCTTCAGCCAATCAACTTCCTGATCAAAACATGATGCTAAATGGAACTCGACATCAAAACGCTAATTACCGTAGGGGGAATCGCGGCTTCTGTGATTGGTTCAGCAGCGGTTGCTAAACACCAACTAAAGACCATACACGAAAACATCAAAGAGATTTTTGCATCTCTGAAGAAGCTAGACCAGCGCACCGACAAGCACGATATCAACGCTGAGATGCTCACCTCCAAAGTCAGCGTACTGGCTTCGATGATGTCTCCCGATACCTTGGAGAGACGGCACAGAGAGGTAGAGGCGCTGAAGAAAGACGTAGAGTTTCTTAAGGATAAAGTCAAATGATCAACTACCGGGGCGAAAAGTTCTCAGGGTACAACAAGCCGAAACGTACCCCTGGCAAGAACAAGAAGTTTGCAGTATTGGCCAAACAAGGCAGCACTGTCAAGCTCATTCGTTTCGGTGATCCGAATATGTCGATTAAGAAAGATCAACCGGCAAGGCGCAAAAGTTTCAGAGCGCGTCACAAGTGCGATACCAACCCACCTAGCAAACTTACCGCTAGGTATTGGTCTTGTAAAAAATGGTAACCCAAGGAGACTAACATGGAAAAGTATGCTGGCGGTAAGCACGGCAAGGGCAATCGCCCCAAGCCGGGTGCTGGTGGTAACAACCCGATGCCCAAGGCAGGTGGCGGTAACCGCTTTAAGTAAACCTTATGAACACTAAAGAAAAAGCTGTTCAAGCAGAAATCATTCTAGGCAACGAGGTCTTCAAACAGGTTCTCATAGACTTAGAAGCAAGCTTGGTACAACAGTGGAAAAATTCGGATACAACCGAAGATAGAGAAAGTTGTTGGTTAAAAATTGATGCTTTGCGTTCCGTAACGGAAGACCTGAAAGCTTTAATCCACAACGACAAAATAGAAAACAAATAAGAGGTAAAGATGAGCGACGGTACGACCAATCCGACCGAGTCGGAAGTCAACAAGCCACAGCTTAATATGTTTGATGTCATGTTTGGAAGTGAAGAAGACACTAATCCAACTGCATCATCTGACGAGGTATCAGAAGCCCTAGACGAACAGTCTCTAATCGCCAACGAGCAGACGCCCATTGACGATGGAGAATACTCTGAAGAGGAAGTCTACGAGGAAGAAGATACCGAGGAGTATGAGGTAGAAGAAGAAGAAGCAACTCAGGAAACCTCTCCGGCTTACACTGTTAAGATTGACGGTGAAGAGTTTGAGGTCACTCTGGACGAGCTTCGGAACGGATACCAGCGTCAAGCGGATTACACCCGCAAGTCGCAGTCTCTCGCGGAACAACGTAAAGCCTACGAGGCTAATCTCGCGGCTGTTCAGCAGGAGAGGGAAAAGTATGGTCAAGTTCTCGAACAGATGGCCAACTACCAAAACCTGGAGCTTGCCAAGTATCAAAACATAAACTGGCAGGAACTCAAAGACAGCGACCCTATGGAGTACATGGAGAAGCGTCTAGAGTATCAGGATGCTAGAGACCGCATTGCTCAAGTCCAGCAGGAACAGCAGCGCGTTCAACAGCAGACAAACCAAGAGTTCACTCAGCGTTTGTCGCAGACTTTGGAGGCAGAAGCTAAGAAACTTAGCGAAGCACTTCCCGAGTATGCTGATCCCTCTTCTAACCTAAAGCAAGAACTTCGCAACTATGCGCTTGGTCTTGGTTTCGGTGAACAGGACATTGACGGCATCACTGACCACCGTGTTGTCTTGGTATTGTACAAAGCTATGATGCAGGACAAAGCGAGTCAGGGTACTGTCAAGCGTAAAACCAAAGTTGTTCCTAAAGTTGTCAAGTCTGGAACTCCTGAAAGTAAGCAAACGCGAAGCCGTAAGGAAAGTCAGGCAAAACGAGAGAGGCTCCGGCAGACGGGTAATACGCGAGATGCAGCTAGTGTATTTCTTGAACTACTCGATAAATAGGAGCAAAACATGGCACAGCCAACTGGAGTATATGTAACCTTCTCGGCTCGGGGTCTTCGCGAAGACCTTGAGAACGTCATCTATGACATCTCTCCGACCGAGACCCCCTTCATGTCGATGGGTGGCCGCTCTGACGCGGTTGCCGTCAACCATGAATGGCAGACCGACGCTCTGGCGGCGGCAAGCAACAGCAACTTCCACGAGGAAGGCGCGACGCTTACGGCGGCAGAACCGACGGCCACGACCCGTCTGGGCAACATCTGTCAGATCAGCCTCAAGACCACGCTCGTTTCCGGTACGCTTGACGCGGTATCGAAGGCGGGTCGTCGCGAGGAACTGGCCTATCAGATGACCAAGCGGGCTTCCGAGTTGAAGCGCGACATGGAGACCTCGCTGGTTGGTGTCAACCAGTCGAAGACCGCTATGGCCGCTGACAGCACGGTTCGTAAGCTTGGCTCGCTGTCCGCGTGGGTGGCGACCAACGTTTCCGAAGGCACTGGTGGTTCTTCCACTGGTAACGGCACGGCTCGTACCGACGGTACCCAGCGTACCTTCACCGAGGCGCTCCTGAAAGCCTCGATCCTGTCGGCCTACGACGAAGGTGCCAACATCAAGTACCTGATGATGGCCCCGTCTGCGAAGCAGACCTTCTCCAGCTTCGTTGGTGTCGGTGGTTCTGCTGGTGTTTCCAACTTCAACGATGTCAGCGACCAGCGCATCATCGGCGGCATGGACATCTACGTCAGCGACTTTGGCGAGATGGCTGTTGTACCGAACCGCTTCCAGCGGTCTCGCGATGTGTGGCTGCTCGATCCGGAATACTACGGCGTGGCTTACCTGCGTCCGTTCTTCCAGAAAGAAGTTGCTTCCACGTCTGACGGCGAACAGCGCGCGATCATCGCTGAGTACACCCTTGTCGTGAATAACGAGAAGGCCCTCGGCGCGGTCTACGACCTGTCGTAAGTCTAAACGGGGAGAGGGTCTGTAGCGGCTCTCTCCCCAATTAGAGGACAATATGAATAATCCAGTTAAAACTAAACTTACTTATGATCACGACACAGAAAGCATTGTCTCCAATCGTGTTCAGGACGTACAGCCTATTCTTGAACTGAACAAGAAAGAGGCTCTAGGTGATTCGATGTACGGACCTGCCAACCCTGCATCAGGTATGCGTAAGGTTGCCAGCATCCCGCTTGTTATTATTGAAAAGTGGAAGCGCGAACTTGGTGTCGATGTCTTTAACAAAGACCACATGCCAAAGGTTAAGCAGCTTCTGAACGACCCAGAATACAAATGGCTGCGAACTCACGAAAGTAACCTGTAATGGCTCTTGCTACCTACTCCGATTTGAAGACCAGCGTTGCTAACTATCTTAACCGAAACGATCTGACTTCGGTTATTCCTGATTTTATCACGCTGACTGAAAATCGACTGAACCGTGACTTGCGAGTGCGGGCTAACATGGTCCGCGCTAATACCACGACCACCTCCGGCACAGCGTTCTACAACCTGCCTACGGATTTGATCGAGCTTCGCAACATCGTCTACGATAACGGTTCTAGCGACTATGCCCTGTCCTACCTATCTCCAGAGTCAGGCAATCGCGAGTACGGTACCTACAGCAACGGTTTCCCTAGGGCGTATACCAACCTAGGTAAGAACATCAAACTGTTCCCTACGCCCGACGCTGCTTACACCATCGGGATCAACTACTTCAAAAAGCTGTCTCCCTTGTCAGACAGCAACACCACCAACACTATCTTGCAAGAGTTTCCAGACTTGTATCTCTTCGGAGCATGTCTGGAAGGCTCTATCTATCTAAACGACTCAGAGCAGTCTAAACGGTTCAACGCGGTCTATCAGAAGACGCTGACCGACGTGACAGCGGCAGAAGACAAAGCTCGCTATAGCGGTACGGTTATGACCATGACCGTGCAGGGTGATCCTGGCGGTCTAGTGCGTAGAGGTGCCTAATGGCTACCAACTGGGTACAAGATTTGTTCGACCTGATCCAAGAGGGCAA